TACGCTAATAAAAATGGCTACCAAATCATTGATTGGGTGCGTGATAGCGCAAGTGGTGTGAGTGAAAGTAGAGATGGTTGGGATAGAATATTAGCCGACCCAAAAGTAGCAAACCCACCTTATGAAGCAGTTATTGTTTATAAAAGCGATAGAGTAGCAAGAGAGTTAAACTTGTATTTCTATTTCGAGTGGCTATTAAAGAAAAAGGGTGTCGAATTGGTATCGGTCAATGATGGCTTCCCCGATGTAAGCGATGAATACAAAGGTATTATTAAGTCGTTTATCTTGTTCAGTGCCGAGCAAGAGCGCAAAAATATCACTTTAAGGACAAAAGGTGGTCGTTCGATTAAGGCGAAAATCGGTGGTTATGCGGGTGGTCGCCCACCTTTCGCATACGATGTTAAAAATGGCGAATTAGTAGTCAATCAACACGAAGCAGGTATCGTGCGTATTATCTTTGAAATGCGTAAAGAGGGCAAAACCTACGAGGCAATCGCAAATCATCTTAACGAGCGTGAGTTATACACCCGCACAGGCGCACTTTGGAATAAAACATTAGTGTATCAAATACTTAAAAATGAAAACACTTATAAAGGTTTATACAAATATGGTAATAATGAGTGGATACAAGGCAAGCACGAGGCGATTTTAAGTTAATTTAGCCGATATGATATAATAAATATATACGCAATAGGGCGTGTAGCATAAAGCAAAAGGGCTTCTATATTTCGTTTATGGAGGTCTTTTTTAATGTCAAGTTTGTTCAAGCAAGTTTCTAATATCGCAAGACAAGAACATGGAAACAACCTACAAACAATTAATGACCTTTTTTACATTTGTAAAAATACACTTGATAAAGGCGAAACATATAGGGGCTTGGAATACTGCAAATCGTTAAAAAACCTCATAGATGAGTTAATAAAGAGTGAAAAATGCTTAAATAAAGCCAAAATATACGACAAAATCTTTGATATTCTCGTTTTAGAAACCCCATATTCGTTTGATAGTTATTTTCAAGCGTTGGAATGGAATAGACCTGTTGAGGAACAATTTTACCTACCTCGCAGGCAGGTGTTATTAAAGCATGGTATTATACAAGCATTAGAAGATTTACTTATAAATGATAAGATAGATGAATTATTTACATCTTTCCCTGTGCGTGTAGGCAAGACAACCCTTGCCGTTTTCGTTATCTCATGGATAGTAGGTATGGAAAGCAATAAAACTAATTTATATATATCTAATAGTGGTGTATTGGCTACTACATTCTATGAGGGTGTTAAGACTATATTGGGCGATGACTACACTTACACATGGTCTAAAATCTTCCCAAAAACTAACTTTAACCCAAGAGAAATGTGTAATGCGAAAGATACACAACTTGACACAGGAACGATTAAACGCTTTCATTCGTTTACCGCTCGTTCGATTGATGGCTCACTTAATGGTGCTTGCGACTGCGATAGGTTGTTAATTTTAGATGACCTCGTTAATGGTATTGAAGAAGCGATGAATAATAATCGTTTGCGTTCGTTATGGTTAAAAGTCAATAGTGATGGCTTATCTCGTGCTAAACAAAAGGCGAAAAAGTGGTGGATAGGAACTCGTTGGTCGATTTATGACCCCATCGGCATTAGATTACAAATGGTCGGGGAAGATAACCCAAGAATTAGAAATATTGTTATCCCTGCACTTGATGATAATGATGAAAGTAATTTCGACTATCTCTACAATGTCGGCTTCGACACTCAATTTTACAAAGATAAGAGAACAAGTTATGAAACAAGCGATGATATTGCCTCATGGAAAGCCATTTATCAAGGCGAGCCAATCGAAAGAAGCGGTTTGCTTTTCCCTATTGAAGAAGTTAGGACTTACGAGGGCGAATTACCCGATGTCGAGCCAACTAATAAATATGCTTTCGTAGATGTCGCTTGGGGCGGTGGCGACTATACCTGTATGCCAATCATTTATCAATACGATGGCGAACTTTACTGCCCTGAAATCATTTTTGACAACGGAAATAAACAAATAACGCAACCCAAAATCGTGGAAGCGATTGCTAAACACAACTTACAAAGGGTTAAGTTTGAAAAGAATAATGGTGGCGATGGCTATAAAGAAGATGTTGGTAGATTACTAGATAAACAAGGTATCCCATGTCTATTAACGAGTGGTTTTGCTTCAAACCAACAAACCAAAGAGATGAAGATTTTTAACCATGCCCCCGAAATTAAACAAATACATTTTTTAAGCACCGCAAAACGCAATACCGAATACCGAAAAGCGATGGAACAACTACATTCTTTTACTATTCAAGGCAAAAACAAACACGATGACTGCCCTGACGCTCTTGCCGAAGTTTGCGAGATGGTTAATGAGATAGTAAAAAAAGTTTCTTATCAAGTGTTTGAAAGGTTTTTTTAGGAAAAGGACATTATTTTATAAGAGTTTTGCAGGGTTTTTAATCAATAATTAAGGTAGGAAATTATCACAATGCTATTTGGAAGAAGAATTATATATACACAATACGAAGAAGTAAACCGCAGTAATATCGTTAAAATCTTAACACAAGCACTAGCGGAACATCTTGCTAATGTCGATGACATCGAATATTTATATAACTATTATCGTGGTATTCAACCAATCTTATTTAGAGAGAAAAAAGTTAGACCCGAAATCAATAACAAAATATGCGAGAATGTTGCGAACTCTATTGTTCAATTCAAAACGGGTTATTTATTGGAAAAGCCAATACAATATGTCGCTCGTAAAGAAGAAGTCGATAACCAAAGCATTACATATCTCAACGATTGTATGCTACTCGAAAACAAAGAAACACGAGATAAAGAAGTGTCAAATTGGAACGCCATTTGCGGAACTGCTTATAGATTAACTTTACCTAATAAAGACTTTGAGATGGGTGTTAATAGTCCTTTCAAAATCTACAAGACTGACCCAAGACAAACATTCGTAGTTTATACGACTGCCGTTGGAAATGAAGCACTATTGGGTGTTGTTCTCTATTTAAGAAAAAACGATAAAGGCGAAAGCGAATTAGTTTGCCAAGCATACTCAAAAGATACTTACTATGAATGGGTTAGAGGCGAATTAGATGTAAGAGATGAACAACCACATATTTTTGGTGGCATACCAATTATTGAATACCCATTTAATCAACATAGAATTGGTGCGTTTGAACTCGTTATCGGTATCTTAAACGCTATCAACCTAATAGATAGTAATAGAGTAGATGGTGTCGAGCAATTCATTCAAGCGTTGCTCATCTTCAAAAATGTCGATATTAATAAAGAGGACTTAAAAGATTTACTCGAATTAGGTGCTATCAAAATTAAAGATGATGGCGAAGTCGAAGCGAATGTCGAATACTTAACAAAAGAACTCAACCAAGAGCAAGTCCAAAAACTTAAAGATGACATGCTACAAAGCGCATACAAAATCGCAGGTATGCCGTTAGGCAAAGGCGGAAGCACAGGCAATAGTCAAGGTGCAGTTATTATGCGTGATGGTTGGAGTGAAGTTGAGGCGAGAACACAAGAAACTGAAATCATGTTCAAAGAGAGCGAAAGAGAGTTCTTAAAATTAGTCCTCAATTACACAAGAATACTTACAAAAGGTCAATACAAGATTAAATTAGGCGACTTGGATATTAAGTTTACTCGTAGAAATTACGAAAACCTTTTCCAAAAAGCACAAGTGCTTGACTTATTACTCAAAAACCCAAAGGTTGCGCCAAGATTAGCGTTCGTTATATGTGGTCTATTTAGCGATAGTGAAGAAGCATACAACGAGAGTGAAGCGTATTACCAAAAACAATTACAATTAGCGCAAGAACAAGCACAAAAATATGAGCAGGAGGTGGCTATCAATGAAAATTAACCCCTCTACTCTCTCACAAGAAGATGTGGCTATGATTACTGACATATTAAGTCGTGGCAACACTTGTGAAGTCAAAAAAGAAAGAGATAATGTCGTTATCGTTGAAATAAAACGAAGTGCATTAGTCAAAAAGCCGATAGTGTAAAAAAATTACATCAATATAGCGATTGGGCTATACATAAGGTCAAAAGGGATACCAAAAGGCAGGAATATCACTTGTCCGTTCTAGGTATCTTTTTATACAAAGTGGTTAGGGAAAACCACTCAAAAATAATCACAACATCGACTAGGGAAAGTCGTTAAACACGCAAGGAGGTCATAAACAGGTATGACAAAAGAACAATTAGCCAAGTTAGGAATTAACATTGAGGAAGAAACCATCACTGATGATGAAGCGTTCAAACTCATCGAGGCACAACAAAAATCTTTACAAGGCGACATCAAAAAGCATAAAGACTTGCTATCAACTAGAAATAGTGAAATTGCCGAGTATAAGAGAAAAGAACAAGAAAAGTTGAGCGAAGAAGAAAAACAAAAACTTCATTATGCCGACATGGAAAAAGAGATTGCTTCCTTGAAAAAGGAAAATGCCCTTAACAAAGAAATCAAAGACTTAATTGGTCTTGGTTATGATGAAGAACTTGCTAAAAAGTATGCCGAAGCCAAATTAGAGGGCAAAA